GTATAGCGATATAAAATCGTATGTGAACGAACGAACGAAGGTTTATTATTTGAAATGTCGCAGTCCCCAGACCCAACACCATAAATAAACGATATAGGCCAAATACAATAAATATAGGTATTCGAAATAACAATGCGCGACCGAATGTATCGTATTACGGTTGAGTAACCAATAGCCCATAGTGACGACGATGAATCCCGTTGCCGCCCATTTAGGCATTATATTGGTCCGGCGATTTACTAAGAAAACGGATACACACGTAAGACCCACGCATACTGCGAAGAAAATGGCCACCATGAATTTATGGTGGCCGAAGAAGTAGTCTAAATCGCTTATTGGTTTAGGAATAATATAGTCATCGGATTCCGTCATAGAGGGGTTTATATAGTACTGAGATGCAAAACAGGCACTGTCGAAAAAGACCCACGAAAAACAGGCCAGCAATATAAACATAATATAAGCCATGTCTAAGATGAAATCGCCCCGTATAACGAATGCATATAGCGATACAAACATTATCGCGATTATTTGTAAACCGCCGATGATTTTATCTATCATTCCGGTTTTTGGTTGATATATATAACACTAAATGTTTTTCGGCTGCATTTATGCAGTCGGTTGTAAATTACAATTGTATTACAGGAGTCTATAATACAATTCATAGACGGGGACTATTTAGTACAAATATCCCCCTCTAGTTCGGCGCGTGGCTTTCTTCTTCGGCTTTTTCCGATGTATGGTTCGCCTCTTTGAGAACATATAATTGTGTCGGTTTAAAAAATATCGAATCATCACTAACGTGGACGAAGATTTTTTTGCGTTCGAAAGTCGCCTGTTTCCATGAAACATCGAACCAGGCCCCCAAATCCAATAATTCTTTACTAATTACTATAGAATATCTTTGGAACTTGCCCAATGAGACGAATTCGTGTTCGACTATTTCGAAATATTCCACCTCTTTTTTCAAATTTTGATATTCGTCTAGGGGGACCTTTTCAAACCTATCCATAGTGAGCAAATCCTTCACTTTTGCTAAGATACTGTTCATCTTATTTTTTATCTTGTCTTTACTACCGGGTATAAAAAAGGTGGTTTCGGACAATTGTCGTGCGAGTTCTTCGACTGATTCGAGGACCTGTTCGCGCTTAACAGATAATATGAATTCCACCTCTGGTAAAGTCAACTGGTTAATGTTGTTATACAACGAGTTGACGGTATTTATAATACCCGTTTTTGCATTTCCCCCCCCCCCTCTAGTGCGGCGCGTGGCTTTCTTCTTCGGCTTTTTCCGATGTACGGTCCGTCTCTTTTTCGGGGCCGGACTGGGTGTCTTACCCGGCGTTTTCGAGTATAGTTTTACCCTGGATGCCACGATATTTTTGATGTCGGGTTTGGGCGACGATTCTTTGGTATGGTCGGATGATTTAGGCAATCCCCGTTTTCCTAAGATGTCCGCGGGATTGTATTTTAGGAACCATTCGTCGTATTCGCGCGTCCCCTTTTTGTCTTTCAACTCTTTGAACATATCGGATTTTTTCGCCCGAATATCGTCCAATGTCTCCTGTTTTCCATAACAATCGGTGGAAAAGCGTTTCAATACCCCCTTTTGTGCTAAACGGTTCTTCTGTTGTATGTCGAAGAGGAACATGGACATGCAGAGAATACGGTCGCGCTGATAATACGGTTTATCGACGTAATAAAAGGCCAGATAATAGGTGAGCATGGTGTCAATTGCCGCAATTTTCACCTCTTTGTCCTGGACTATGACCTTGTTATAACTGACACAGCCAAATGGTTTGTATATGAAGGCAATCGTTTCCGGTCCCACGCGGATTTCCAAGTTATAGGGGATGATTTCACCCACTGCATCGTGCTGTATGACACTGACATCGGCTATACCGATGCTCGTGAGTTGCTCGACGACAATGGTGGCGGTCTTCTCCGGCTCTTCCGATAAAACGTCGAAATCGGGGATTTTAGCGAGTTTCTTTTTCCGGTCTTTAGGCATATATTTTGCGTATAAGCTATTGGCAAATCCGCCGAAAAAGACGACGCCGATGTCGATGAATGTATCGCGGACCTTTAGGTATATTTTCTCCGAATCGTATTTGGCCGTTTCCATCTTTCTTTGAAAATCGACGGTACTGCATTTCGTCTTGTCCGTGGTAAACGGATAATGGGTATTTAGGAGAGTTAGACGCTTCAGCACCTTTTCCCATCGCGAAACGTCGCCCGCGGGTCGCGACAGCTCCAAGAACATGTTCATTCTTAGGAAATTGGGCGGGGCGTATTTAATACCGGCAATCGTAACCGCCTCTTTTTTGACCGATTCGAAAAGAGGTTTAGGCAAAAGTGTAATATCGGCCATGGGAATGAAATTGACAAAGACTTTGAAGGTCCCGAAATGGGACCCCGCTTTTGCCTCGACGTCCTCGTAACCCAGTTTATAGAAAATATCGGCGAGTTCCTTTGCATCTTCGAGCGGGGTCGACGAATAGAAATCATAATCGGGGATTTCGACTTCGCGATTATAGAATTGGGCGGTTTTAGGCAAAATATTGTTGATGGCGGTTCCACCATAACAGACGAGTTTTTTCCGAATGAGGAAATCCTCGACGACGCCAATCATTTTATTTATTTCGGGACCATTGACCTTGCCCTGATTCGCGATTTCTTCGCTCATATCGACCTGATGGCGCAGAATGGCCAGCTCACAATCTTGGAAAGTCATATCATTATCACACAATTCGGTATTAAACTTGTGACTCTTAGTCGACATCTATATAGTATAGGAATATTATTTGACAGAATATTTTGGAATCTATTTACTATTACTAGTATTGCCGCCCATACCCGTAATCTCATCAAACAGACTACCGGAGGTACTAGTATCGCCAGTACCATTAGCACTAGTATAGCCAGTACCATCGCCAGTACCATTGCCAGTAATATAGCCAATATTCGACGATAGTTCAGCCAATGTATTTGATTCGGGTGGTGTGACCGGGCTATTATTGAGATAATTTATTACGCGAGCCATCGGCGCAACCGCGAATTTAACCCCGCTAAATACAGTTTCGATTTCACTAAGACCGGCATCATTTCGACTATATTGATATAGTATTGTATTTACACCGTAATTCAAGAAAAAGGGCGTGGGGTCGGGATTGTTCGAATTACCGGCTTTCACCTGCGGAATAGCCTCAGTCAGACCCTGATTTACAAAGGTGGTAGTGAGACCGTCGTCATTGATGCTGGGCGGCGTCGTACGCATATCCAATAGATGTCCATAATTGTATGTTCTTAGTGTCTGACTACCGGCCACTATATTGACATATTTAGATAGATTATAGCAATCATTGGCACCAGGGTCGCATGCGGGGTATTTGGCATAATCGGGGGCGACCGTTTTGTCAATGACCAAGACAATTTTCCCCATTAATTCGCTCATGGGGGTACTGGCCGTCACTGGACCATTGAACAATAGATTACTATTGGCGAAATTATTGGCAATGGCCATAGCGACGAGACGATATATATCATTATTATTGGACTTGATACGTAACTGGACGAAAAGGGGGTCGGCCGGATTCGGACAGGGTGTCGAAAACCCGGATGTGGCTAAAGTGGCTAAAATCCCCGTATTACCGTCTAAATGAATGACATTACTGGGATTGACTAAATGCGCAGAGTCGGTGGAAACCGAAACGACCACCGTGCCGTTCACTAAAAAGACCTCGAAATCTAAGAATCGACAACCGCGCGATAATACGTATTTGAGCGCAGGAAGGGTGACCAAGGTTCCACTACAGGCGGAATTATACGACCCCTTTATCGCATATTGTCCGAGGGGATAATTGCTCGTCGTACTCACTACTCCCGGTGGACTAGACATCTGCATTTGCGCAAGTTCGGATGCGGGAGTGGGCGTCAGAGTGAAGCTAAAGCCCTCGACCAAACCCGGCGATTCGGTAATAGACTGGGGGGACAATCCATATCTTTGTAAAACGCGATAAAATATGTAAAATAATAAAACGAAAACGATTCCTATAGTGAACAATCGAATCCAATGCATATAATATAACTGAGTATAAAATAAGATAAAATGTAACACTATATAGTATATTATTATTATGGCCGGCGGATTGCTCAATATTATTAGTGAAGGAAGCGCCAATGTCATGTTGACCGGAAATCCGTCGAAAACGTTTTTCACGGTCACCTATTCTAAATATACTAATTTCGGTCTTCAGAAGTTCCGGCTGGATTATGAGGGGTCGCGCGATTTGAGACCGACCGAAGAATCCGTATTTACATTCAAAATGAAACGTTACGCCGATTTGCTGATGGACACGTATTTGGTCGTTACTCTGCCGGATATATGGAGTCCGATATATCACCCCTGTCCGGAAAATAATTATACCTGGGCGCCATATGAGTTTAGATGGATTCGCAATATAGGTGCCAATATGATTAAATGGATAGAAATCAGCTGTGGGTCGCAAACCCTTCAGCGATATAGTGGCGAATATTTAGCCGCAATGGTAGAGCGCGATTTCAACAGCGACAAGAAGGACCTGTTTAATCGTATGTCGGGTAATACGAATTATTTCTATGACCCCGCTAATACGTCGAACAGGGCAAATGCTTATCCGTCGGCTTTTTATAGTGGTGCGGTGGCGGGCGAGGAGCCGTCCATTCGCGGTCAGACTCTCTATATACCGATTAATACGTGGTTCACTTTGGACAGTCGGTGCGCATTCCCCCTAATATCACTCCAATACAATGAATTGATTATTACCGTGACTATGCGGTCGACGCAAGAACTCTTCCAAGTCCGCGACGTGTTCGACTATACGAATTTATATCCCTATGTCGCCCCCGATTATAATTTAGAGCGAATGAAGTTGTATCGGTTTCTACAGACGCCGCCCGCGGCCAATATATCACAGGGGGCATATGTGAATACGACGATGACGTGGAATGCGGACATACACCTCATGTCGACCTATTGTTTCTTGTCGAACGATGAATCGAAGTTGTTTGCGGCCAAGGACCAGGTCTATTTAGTCAAAGACGTTTTCCAATACGATTTCTTGAATGTGACCGGAAGTAGTCGCGTCAAGCTGAATTCGAACGGTATGATTACGAATTGGATGTGGTATTTGCGCCGGAATGATGTCAATTTGCGGAACGAATGGAGTAATTATACAAATTGGCCATATCTGTCACAACCACAGGACGTTGTTCCTGCGCCGAGTTATTTGCCCGAGGGTCAGACCAATATTAAGCTTTCCAATGGCTCGACTGTTACGACGGGACCCATTATTCAGCCCGTTTCCGGGTATAACACGGGGTACTATATCACGGGGGCATATTCTTCGGATAATCATAAGGACATCTTAGAAACCATGGGTATTTTACTGGACGGGGATTATCGCGAAAATGTGCAAACGCGGGGTATATTCGATTATATAGAGAAATACGTGAGAACGAATGGCTCCGCCAAAGACGGACTCTATTGTTACAATTTCTGCCTAAATACGAGTCCATTTGAATATCAGCCATCGGGGGCAATTAATCTGAGCCGATTCAAGAATATTGAACTAGAGGTGACGACCTATATACCGACAATTGACAGCTCGGGCGCCTATTTCAATGTGATATGTGGTACGGATGGGACACCTATAGGTGTCTCGGTAAAACCGTCCTGGATGTTATATGAATACAATTACGATATGACACTTTTCGAAGAGAGATACAATATATTGACATTTACGTCTGGTAATGCTGGATTGATGTTTGCCCGCTAAGCGGGGACACCCATCCAACCCCGTTAGTAATGGGCGTATCTTAGGAACTCTTGTATATCCGGAATTTCGTTGAAAATAGCAAATTCATTAAATATATTTATGTTTTATGTCATTATTTACATAAATATATTATTATC